CACCGCTGTATCAGCAGGCGCGAAAACTACACGCTCACTAAAAAGTCCCACCGGGCAACTTTCCTCATGCGGTCTTGGTATCGGGGACCAAACTTACGTGTGGCGAATCCCACACAGCCGCTACGCTGGGCGCCTCCAAGGCACTAGCCTGCGCTCCCTCCCCGCCGGTACCACGCAACCCCTCAAGGCGCGCCACCTTTAAGCCGTTTTTACGTCCCCTCGCCCGAGTCCCTCGCGAGAAACGGACAGTTCACCCCTCCTCTACAAGAGAGAAGGTTAGCGCGAGGACAGCCCATGCCAACAGGGCACTGCTGGGTAGGCATTATGACACCTATCACGGCTACGTGTACCAAACGGTTTGGGGCATTGGATTCCTTACCAGCCTACCAAGGGTTTTCCCCAAGGCTAAGAAGTCCGTGCCGCCGGTCCTCCAAGTGAACGCGCATAAAAACGCGTGCGTCATCTACAACCGTCTGTCGCAATGCCTACCTCACGTAGGCAGAGTCCAGAAGATCCTCGCTGTCGAGCCAAGTCTCGAATCTTGTCAGAGTAGCGCCACGCGCCACGGACGCCTCGACTTGTTCCCTTTCGAGGAACAAGGACGCCCCGTACTCCAAGGTAAAGACTTTGTCTTCAGCAACCTCCCCAGGCTCCTCAACCCAACACCATTTTTCTTTCCGGAAGCAAGGCTTCCGCAGACGGAAAAAGAGAGCAGCCTTAAGGCGGGATTTCACTGGGAAACCCTTCAACAGACCACCACTCCACTTTCTGGGAATCTTTCTTTTGTTCTTCCACGAGGTCCAGACGGGCTCAAACCCGCCTGCCGCAACCTCATTCCAATACTCGCGCTCTCCACTACCCTTAGGTGGGGGGGGGCGGGACCATGAAGAGTCCACGAGTATCTCAAAAAATTCCCTTTGTTTTTCCTCCACTTCTTCCTTGCTCTTTCCTCTGAGTGCTTGTTCTTCGGGCACTCTTCTCCATCCCTCGGGTACGCCGACCTGGTGTACCAACGACGTAGGCTCAGGAGGCAATGGTTGTTCCGTTGGCACTGCCCCAACCGCCGTGAAGCGACTGGGAACAGTGTCAAGCAGGAACAACTCCCTTGCCCACAAATTCGTCTTTTTCAAACCTACGTCCGACACGGGCAGGCCGAGCCCTCTAACCACCGACCGTCCGCTCTTTTGTATCACCCTCCTCCGCGCATGCAGGAACCAAGTTTCCAACGCCTCCTTCCTCTTCCCACTCCAACCTTGTTGAACATTCCGCCAGAGTCCTTTCAAAGACCCCGGGGTGCACGGCCTCATAAAGGACGAGCACCTAACGATCGGAATGAGTCTCGGCTGTCGCCTTGCGCGAGCAGCAAAGAAGGTTGAATTAAGGGAGAATCGGGACGAAGAAACGAGAGTCTTTCCGGGGGACAATCTAAGACCCACTCGCCTGACGAAGGCAGCCCACCTTTCGTACCTCTCCTTCGGCGCCCTAAAAACGATATCGTCACCGTTGACCTTAACGGGTACGGAGTCATCAAACTCCCAACGGAACGCGATATAATTTTGAAGGCAAAGAAGGGGGAAACAAAGGAGACTGCCCATCAACTGGCGGGTGACTTTTATGACCCGGCTCCCAACTTCCACCTTAGCATGAAGGATCTTGAACGCCGCGCGCTTCACAGCGCCTGGAATGTTCACAGATCGTCTAAAAAGAGTCCACAGGATCTCTTCGGCCACGCTAAGGGGGAGATGGTCGGAAGCCGACTCATAATCCCCAGAAACGAACACCTCACCGCTCTTCTTCTTGAAACGGCGAAAGGAACTTGGTCTTGCTGCACCACGAAGCAGCCAGGGTTGTAAGGAAAGTTGGTCGTATATTGTCTTATGGAGGGGCTTCAATACCTGGGCAGACGAGCCCATCACGGTAACGGCCCTGATCTTACCGTCACAGGGAGCCTCCATATACCTAAGATGATCATCGACATCATAATTGGCATCCGGATCGCAGCAGCGAGTAGCATACTCCTCACGATCTGGACCCATGGCCCGATAACCACCTTTACCCTTCCCGCTTTCCTTCACGGACGAAATGGTAGGCACGGCAACGTCCACGTGCCCGAGGTATCCTTTATCCCAACCTCGAGGAAAATTTTCCCTAACTATCTTCCGAACGTGGGCAAGATAGTTATGAGGAAGATCATCGGTATCACCGGTGACCCTCTCGATGAAGGATTCAGGATCAGGAGAAGAAGCCGGTAAGCACTTCCTCCAGAGGAAGAGTGAGCCGGCGATTGACATGCGATCGTTCGCGGAAAGCCGACGAACGCACTGCCACCACGGATGGTGGGTTGGGTCCTCAAGGAGACCCACTGAAAACTCCTTGCTGCTCTTCAGCAATCGGCAAAAACTCTCCTCAGTAACCTCGTCCGGACTATAACAGACCGGTAGAGACGCGATCCCGAAGGACGTCTCTATGAAACGAGTTAGCTGAAGAAGGAGAGCGATTGCCTTCTTCAAGGAATCTGCACTACGCAACGCATGGCGATTGCGCGCAGTGACCTTGTC